TGGCGGAGTAGGACTTGCAAACTCTATTTCAGGAACATCAACTTTTTATGCAGGCGGTGGTGGTGGTGGTTACGGTTCTTTCAACTATGGCACTCAGTCAGCAGGCGCGGGAGGTAATGGTGGTGGTGGCGCTGGCGGAACTGGGATAGGTTCAAGCGGTACTGGAACTATTAACGGTGGCAATGGAACTTTGGGAACAGGTGGCGGCGGTGGAGGTGGCTCTTACACAGGGCAGTTAGCAACACTTGGTCTTGCTGGTAACGGTGGTTCAGGAATTGTGATTGCTCGTTACTTATCTGCTACGCAGAAAGCATCTGGCGGTAATACAGTTGTAAATTCTGGCGGTTATTGGATTCACACATTTACTTCATCGGGTGTATTTAATACAACTTCTTCTTATCTTGCTAAGGCAATCGGCGGAACAGTAACTAACGATGGTACTTATTGGTATCACACATTTACAGGTTCGGGAACATTTACTCCAACTCAATCACTTAGCGCAGATACATTAGTAATTGCTGGTGGTGCAGGAGGTGGTGTCCGTCAAGCAGGTGGTGGCGGTGCTGGTGGTATTTTCTACGCAACATCTCAATCACTTACGGCAACTGGGTACACAATTACAGTCGGCGCTGGTGGTGCTGGAAGCGATAATGAAGCAGTTTCAGGGGCAAGTGGTGGTGATTCACAATTTGGTTCTTTAACTCTTGCTAAAGGTGGCGGTGGTGGTGCTTCTAATGGTAGTGCTAGTAGAAACGGTGTCGCTGGCGGTTGCGGTGGTGGAGCAAATAACGCGTATGATATGCAAACTGCTTCAGGTGGCGCAACAACGCAAACTGGAACTGGCGGAACTGGATACGGTAATGCTGGCGGTGGTGCAACTCAAAACAATGCTGGCGGTGGCGGTGGTGCTGGCGCGGCTGGTCAAACGGGTGCTGGTAGCCAAGCAGGTGCTGGTGGCGCAGGATTAAATACTTGGTCATCTTGGGCAAGCGCAACTGGTACTGGTGTTAGTGGTTATTACGCAGGTGGCGGTGGTGCTGGTTCGCAGGTAAATACAGTTCCTGCCCTTCCTGGATTTAGTGCAACTGTAAATACAGGAAGTGGTGGCGGTTCTTCATCAGGAAGTAATGGTGGCTCAACAAATAGAGCAGGCGGTTCAGGTGGTTCAGGTCTTGTTATTATTAGATACACGATTGCATAAGGGGATAAAAAATGGCAGGTACAACTACTAAGGGTTTACGCTACCCAACAGCGGGAGATAACCCTGCCATCCATACCGATATTCAAAATCTTGCTACAGATGTAGATACAGAGTTAAACGATTACGCCCTTCTTGCTGGAGCAACCTTTACTGGCAATATCCAGATTCCAACTGAGTTGGTCTTTGAAGGTGCAACGGCGAATGGCTTTGAAACAACTCTCACAGTTGTAGACCCAACAGCAGACCGAATTGCAACATTGCCAAATGTCAGCGGAACAGTCATTACGACTGGAAACCTTACAGACATTACGGCTTTGACCTCACCAACCATCAGCAATGCAACCTTTACGGGTCAGCAATCAGGACTTGAGTTGGCTTTCTCTCAGAACATTGTTTTTGAGGGAACTACAGCCAACGCCTTTGAACTTACCCTTTCAGCGGGTGAGCCAACAGAGGATGTAACGGTCACCCTACCTAACGAGACTGACATTCTTGCAACCCAGAATTTTGTCCGCACTTCTATGTTATTTCTCGGCGGTATGTAATGACATTCACCTATTCAGGAGACCCGAGTACATCTGCTAGAAACTATGTTCGTTTTCTTCTTAACGATACAGATTCTACTGATGCCCTTTTTTCAGATGAAGAAATTTCCTATGTCCTTACCGAATGGTCAAATGATTCCTATGAGGCAGCGCGTGAGTTGGCTGAAATCCTTATCGCTCGCTTTGCTCGTCTAGCCGATAGCACTTCAAAGAGCGTTGGCGATATTTCGGTCTCCGAGTCTTACAGTTCAAAGGTAACGCACTATAAAGAGTTGGCTCACAGCCTATTCCAGCGCAAAATGCGTAAATCTCCTCCTCGCCCATGGGCTAAGGCAGATGCTTTGAAGTCCACAGATGACAAGACAACTACCGATTACAATACAGATTTTGTAGTCGGTCAGATGGATAACCCAAACTCTTTCTACGAAACACGCATCGTAGAGTAGGGGTGTAGCCATGGCAGATGCTATCTACAACAAAGTCGCTGAGTTTATGAGCGATACCGTGGTCTTTACTCCCAAGGCATCAGTTGATAAATACAATAAAACCACTTTTGGTAATGCTCAAACAAATATCTCGGCTACTGGTCGCCTTATCTATGACACAGTTCGAAGCCGCGATGTTCAAGGAGTTGAAGTTACCGATATTGGTCGCTTCATAACTAAGGGTCCGCAGACTTCAATTACCGTGGCACACAGAATGGTTGTCGGAAACGACACATTTACTATCAATGCAGTTGATAACATCGCAGACGAAAACGGAGCGCATCACACCGTCATACGCTTTGGTAGATAACCATGGCGCAAACCTTTACATTTGAATTAGAAGGCGCTCAAGAGTTACGCAATATGCTGGAGTTCTCTGGCAAGGATGCTGGCAAGATTGTTGGTCAAGTAATCCTTGAAGAAGCCAATATGATTTTTGCCAGAGCGATGATTTTGACCCCTATTGATACAGGCGCTCTGCGCGGCTCTGGCGGAGTCTCGGCTCCAATGAACACTCCTCAAGGCATCGGAGTTGATATTTTCTTTGGTGGACCAGCCGCCCCATACGCTATGTATGTCCATGAGATTCTAGGCAATTACCACAACCCGCCAACTCAGGCTAAATATCTGGAGCAACCTTTCATGGAGAGATTGCCAGAAATTCAGCAAAATATGGTTAGGCGTATCATTGACTTAATGAGAAAGAATGGAGCGGTGTAATGGCAACAATTCTTGAGTCCATAGGCGATTACTTGCAGAACACAGCAAGCGCTTTTGGCGCACACGCTTCTCAAGGCACCCTTGGAACTAGCCTATTTTTAGCCACCCTTCCTGAGTCTCCCGATGTCTGCACAGCCATCTACGAAAACTCTGGCACCCCACCAGCCTTCACGATGGGAAGCGGAGGCATCGTTATTGATTACCCGATGCTCCAGATTATTTCTCGCGCAGGGAAAGAAGATTATCCAACAGCCAGAGACAAAATTGAAGATATTCGAAACTTGCTTGCTTCAATAACTGGTGTCACAATTTCAGGTGTCCATGTTTTGCGTATAGAGCCAATGGGTAGTGTTAATCCATTGGGGATAGACCCAAAGCAAAGACCACTATTATCGGCGAATTTTCGATGTCTAGTGAGGAAATAACCACGGAGCCATTGGCTCCCCAGGAGAGAGTGGTAGACCCGTATGGCAGAAACGCAACGACAGACGAGTTCCAAAGGTGCTGGAAATGCGACAGACTCCTCTTTGAGTCGGCAACGCGCCCGTGGAGTATCCGATGTCCAAGATGTAAGTCAAAAAATAAGTCTGGATGATTTTGCCTCTAAGTTAGACTCGCTCAATGGAAAAAAGACCTTGCCTGGGCATGAGTGCGCGATGGGTAAATTGATGAGAGAGTTGCCTGAATCCTTCTCATCAAAACTAATGGAAACTCTTATGAATACCTCAGTTGAAGGAACCGCAATAACAAAGGTTCTCGCTGACTTTGGGTTCGAGATGAGTTCGAATGTAGTTCGCCGCCACCGCCGTAGATTGCAAGGCTTAGACGGATGCAAGTGTGAAAAATGAATTTAGATGATGCTTTAACAAATCTCTTAAAGACTACAGAGAACAATACGACTCAGCCTATGGAGTCGCGCAAAAGAAGCGCTGAATGGACTCCTGGGGTTTCGTGGGATGGCAATGAAGGCGTAGTAACTACCGAAGCAATGGAAGGTGATACTCACCCAGATTGGTCAGGAGTTCTTCGTATCTGGGGTCTCGACCCCGATAACTTCGCTGTTGTCGAGCCTGTTCTCTTTAATGTGTGGGGGAACGCCGAAGGTGCGCTCAACCGCCAATGGAAAGGCAGAGTCGTTCGTAAAGGGGCTAAAGAACGCGCCGATATAGACCATTTGATTCAGGAGATA